CCGATCGACGGCGGACTGAGATGAACATGCGCCGCCTGCCGCAGCTCCGGGCCGGCGGCGAATTCGACGGGGCGATCGAGCGCGACATACATCGCCATGGTCGCGTCGCCCCATTCATAGGTGGCCATGGCGTCCGCGATTTCTTTGCCGACGACTTCGGCGCCAAGAAAGCGGTTCACCAGCTGACCGGGATCGGCGCAGGAGACCACGACCTCTCGCGCGCCGATCTCTTCGCCGGTCGCGAGCCGCACGCCGCGGGCGCGGTTGTTGTCGACCAGGATGCGATCGACGACGGCGCTGGTGCGAATCTCGCCGCCGTGTTCCGCGAGCACGCGCGCCAGGGCGCGACTCACCTGATGCATGCCGCCGCGCACCAGATTATTGCCGGTCTGCTGCAGCAATGCTCCAAAGAGCCAGGCGATCTCCGCGCCGCCGGCGTCGTCCGGCGCCGAACCGACAAAGAGGCCGAACGCGCCAAAGAGGCTCCGCACGACCTCGGTTTCGAAGGTTTCATTGGCCCATGAACGCACGCTCTGTAGTGAGAAACGCTCCCGCGCCATGCCGCCCGGCGTCGACGCAAGCGCCTGTGCAGTGGCCGCAAAACTCGGCGGCGCGCTGAACATGCTTCGCACGAGATTCGCCTTCTCTCGACCGAAGAGTTCGAAGAGCCGACGACAAGCCGCCGCATCGCGACGCGACCAGGGTTCGAGCGCCGCGATCGTGCGGTCCAGGTCGCGCTCGACCACGATGGCGCGACCGTCTGGAAAAGCGTGCGCATAGACGCGCTCGGGCTCGATCAGCTCAACGCCATGCCCCGCGAGATCGAGTTCCGCGGGAACCGGAGAAATGTTGGCGAGCTGATAACCGCTGGCGTGCACATCCGACTGGAAGCCAGGCAGCGTCAGTTCTTCGGAAATGGTCATGCCCCCGATCGCGCTATATTGCTCCAGCACGAGCGTCGAAAGTCCAGCCCTTGCGAGATAGCAGGCGCAGGTGAGGCCGTTCTGTCCTGCGCCGATCACGATAGCGTCGTAGCCCTTCGTCATTAGCCAATGTTCCGTTCGATGGACGGAGGCGGAGGCGGCATACGCTTCCGCTCAGCCCCGGAGTAGATAGTTCTCGATGTCAGCACTGCTCGAACCCGTACGCCTCGGCGAGATCGACTTGCCAAACCGAGTCATCATGGCGCCTCTAACCCGCTGCCGCGCCAGCGAGGGACGCGTCCCGAACGCGCTCATGAAAGACTACTATGCGCAGCGCGCGTCCGCCGGCCTGATCATCACTGAAGCGACGTCCGTCGAAGCGATGGGCGTCGGCTATCCTGACACGCCAGGGATCTGGTCGGACGCGCAGATCGACGGATGGCGGCGGATTACAGACGCGGTTCACGATGCTGGCGGTCGCATCATGCTGCAGCTCTGGCATGTCGGTCGCGTGTCGCACCCGATCTATCTCAACGGCGCGCTGCCCGTAGCGCCGAGCGCAATTGCGCCTTCCGGACATGTCAGTCTGCTGCGCCCCTACCAACCCTACCCTGCGCCCAGGGCGCTGGCGCTTTCCGAAATCCCAGGAATCATCGAAGCCTATCGGCGCGGAGCCGAAAACGCCAAAACGGCCGGTTTCGACGGCGTCGAACTGCACGGGGCCAACGGCTATCTGCTTGACCAGTTTCTCCAGGACAGCGCGAATAAAAGAACCGATCGCTATGGCGGCCCGATCGAAAACCGCTCGCGGCTGATGCTGGAAGCGACGGACGCCGCCATCTCCGTCTGGGGGCCGGGCCGCGTCGGCATGCATCTGGCGCCGCGCGGCGATTCCCACTCGATGGGCGATTCCGATCCAAAGGCGACCTTCGGCTATGTCGCGCGAGAACTCGGCAAGCGCGGCGTCGCCTTCATCTGCGCCCGCGAACATGCGGGCCCCGACGCGATCGGGCCCTTTCTCAAGAAGGAATTCGGCGGCGCCTATATCGTCAATGAAGGCTATGACGCGCAAACCGCCGAAGCCGCGATCGCTGCGGGCGACGCCGAGGCGGCGGCCTTCGGCAAGCTCTACATCGCCAACCCGGATCTGCCCGAGCGCTTTCGCAGCAACGCCGCCTTGAACGAGCCTCAGCCGGCGACGTTCTACACGAAGGGTCCGGAGGGCTACACGGACTATCCGGCGCTCGCGGGGTGAGCGCCGGACCTTAGATGCGCGCATGCAAAGGCCGAAAGCGCGCGGGCTGACGCTCGAGGCGCTGTCCGCAGCTACCGGCGCGCGACGCTGGCCGGAAGAACGACCACTCGGGTTCCGACCGCCGCCTTCTGGTAGAGATCCATGGCGTCCTGATTGACCATCCGAATGCAGCCCGACGACTGGCTCTGCCCGATCGTCCATGGCTCATTCGTGCCGTGGATGCGGAAAAGCGTATCGCGATCCCCTTGCCACAGATACATCGCACGAGCGCCCAACGGGTTGCCCGGGCCGCCATGCATCCCTAGTCCGCTTTGGAGCTCAACGAGCTGTCTCTTGAGGTCCGGCCGCCGTTCGACCATTTCCTTCGGCGGATACCAGTCAGGCCATTCCTGCTTGCTCTTGATGGTCGCTTCGCCCGCCCAGGCGAATCCTTCGCGTCCGACGCCGATTCCATAGCGGGTGGCCCGGCCGCCTTCCTCGACATAGTAGAGATAGTGCCTCGTGGGATCGACGACGATCGTCCCCGGCGCTTCCTTGGTCGAATAGGCGACGGTCTTACGAAGGAACGCCGAACCGACCTGGCCCGGTCTGAGCGCTGGAACGACGAAGCCGCCGTCCTTCATCTCGCCGTAGAGGTTCCCTTCGGGCGGCGCGACCGTGGCGGAGGCGCTCAAGGTAGGAGAAGGCTGCGTGCTGGCGCAACCGGCGAGCCAGGCGCCGGCGATCACAGACGCCAATAGGGTTCGGACATGGCGGTTCACGGGGGACATGGGCGCTCACCATCCGCGGTCGGGAAGGCTTAATATAGCTAAATCCGCGCCGTTAACCAATTCGCCGAGCGTTCGGTGATCGACCCGGACTGCTGCGGCGCCCTTTCGCCTCGTGACATCTCATGACGAGGTCAACTTCTCCACCAGATCGAGAAGCGCTTCAAACCCGGCCGGCTTGGTAAGCAGACCGTCGAAACCCGATAGACTGGCTGCCTCCACATGCGACGTGCTGAGCGCCACCAGCGAGACCTTGTTAGCGTCGGGCAATTCACGGATGCGACGCATCATCTCAATTACGTCAATATAAGGAATGCTGATCTCGACAAACGCCAGTTGGGGCCCGAATTCGATCAGCGCCTCCACGCCTTCCGCCCCGCTGCGCGCGAGCCGGACAGAGATCCCGACTGTTCCAAGAAGCAGCGCAAGCCTGTTCGCGGCGTCGCGATCGTCATCGATAACCAGCGCCTTGAGCGGGAGTATCGAGTCCGCGCTGATTGGAGCGGGCGCTAGCTCCCGTGCATGCTTCTCGCGCTGAGCCGTAATATCCTGCGCGACGCCGATCATCCGAAGCGGCCGCCCGAGCTGGTCTCGTTCGACGATCCCCAGTTCTCTAAACCACGTCACCAGTCCATGCGGACTGAGGACGCGGATTTCGGTTTGAAAACGTTCCGTCTCGCCGCGCAGCGCCGCTTCGATGTCCGCACAAAACCTTCCTCTATCTTCCGGATGCACCGCGTCTCGGACCGCGGCGAAACGGCTAAACATGCCTGTGCTCGAGGAATGGTCGGAGTCAAATGGATCGAAGCGCCGCACAATGTCGCGCACGATGTCCCATTCGAAGCTGATCATGGGTACCGTGTGCAGCGCCAGGCGTAGAGCAAGCTCATTACGCCGGGCCCGCTCCTCGCGCGCAGCCTTATGTCCGAAACTCAATTGCGGCCGAAGTCGCCAATCTCTCATCGACTGTTACCGAGCGTCCCATTGGCGAGTTAATGCGAACCGCAAGGCGATATCAAGCTGTTGGCCCTCGCGCGGCCCCCTTTATGCTCGCGCAAACTGCACCTGCCGGCGCTGTGGATTTCGCCTGACGCGCCCGATCCATCGTCTTGTTGAACTGATCATTCAAGGAGGGACGATCAGGAAAGCTGAAACGACCAAGCCCGGCGCAACGAAGCAGCCGCCGCCGCGCGCTAACGAAGCCGCGAAGCGCGGAGGAGTGTCGCTCAAAGTCATATGCGCCGAAATGAAGCTCGACCGCGACGCGCTCGCGAAAAGCTGCGCATCGCCGCGAGCGAAGGGAAGAAATATCCCGAACTGGCGAAAGGCGCATAAGCGGAGGTCAGCGTGGGACGAAACTCCACCCCAAAACGACCAGTGCGCGCGCGATCCGCAACGTAACTAGCTGATTTTCACCTGATTGATGGTGCCCAGGGGCGGAATCGAACCACCGACACTGCGATTTTCAGTCGCATGCTCTACCAACTGAGCTACCTGGGCTCGCGCGGACGCGATGTGCTGCGGCTTATAGAAAGCGCGCACGGACTTGTCCAGACCCGCGGGCCTACCGGAAGTGTAACGCGACAGATCAGATGAGAGTGGCGGGTTTAGGCGGGATTGCGCGGCATTCGGTGGGAATTTGGGCAGGAAAACCGGGCGTTCGAGGGCGGCGGCGGCGCTGCATGGTCGTCGCGTCGCGACAAATCAAATGAGGGTCGGAAAACCCGCCTTTCCGCTCGCCCCAAAAGGCAAAAATCCCGGAAAACCGGGAGTCCGCGTTTCGTGGCATGTCCGAACTCGGAAGTCGGCGCTGATCTGCGAGGAAAGCTTAAAATCCGCTTAAACGCCCAAAAATCTAAGGAGAGCGGGCGGTCCTGAATAGTCTAGCGCGTCAGTAAACTAGGAACTGGCGCCAAGGCCAGAGGAGCCTCAAAGCTCCCCGCGAAGAAGCCGCACGTCCCCGCCTGTTCGACGCAGACGATCAGCGCCGGCTCCCGCGTCGTGTTTTCCGAGCGCGCCCGCAACGATCCTGACGGGATGATCAGTCAGCTGGGCTGTTCCGACGGAGTGACCATAGCGATCCCTCAAAGGCAGTTTGTCGCCCGGCGCCAAGCCTCGATCCAACAAATCCGCGGCAAGCGCGATGAGGATGTTTGCGAGCTCCTGGTTGCGGGAGAGCGAATCCCCGCCAAGCGTCGCAGTGTCACATTCAATGGCGAGACGAAATGTCATCGGATGAGCCTCATAATTATCTAACAAGCACAATACGTTATGCGACAATGGCGAGCACTTCAATTACCTTTTTCGGAACATCTCACAGGCGATTATCCCACCATATCACCCGGCCGAGGACTTTGAACTCCTGCTTGTGCAGGATCTCTGGACGATAAGTGGGATTTTCACTCAATGCGATTGTCGCGCCCTTCCGGTCGACATGCAGCCGCTTCACGCGCAACTCGTCGCCTTGCAGGAATACGTACACGTCCGTGTGATCCCACTGATTTTCGGGTTTGGGCGAGGATCGTGGGTCGCGCGCGGTCTCGTCGACAAGCAGCAATGCGCCGCCTCTGATGAGAGGCTCCATACTGTCGCCCGCCGCGCGAATTAGTCGCAGTTTCGATGGCTTTCCGCGCGCCGTCTTGGTGAGCTTTTGCAGCATCCACAGCGGAAATTCGCGCGTTTCCTCGGTCTTCAGCACATTGTTTACAGCGCCGCCACCAGCGGCCGCCCGTACGTCGAGTTTTTCGACGGGGATAGTTTCCTCGCCGGTCGATACTAGAAAATAGCCGGGCTCCTTCCCCAAGAACTTCGCAAATTCGACCAACTCGGCCACGGGAGGAGACGTATCTCCGTCAATCCAGCTCTGCAGTCTCTTGCGCTGGAACCGACCGCCGCTCGACTTTTCTACCGACAACGCTTTTTCGCGGCCTCCGATCGCGTCTGCAAGTCGATCTCTGATCCAGTCGGATGGACTAAGCGCCACAGCGCGCTCCGGTGGAAATTTTTTTCCAGCGCCGACCAAGCTCCCTTGACTGTTGTGGTGATTTTATTCCACATTGGCGACAAGCTTGATTGATGCCGGATAAAAATCGCCAGATTTGCTGGAGTTGTGTCTTGGGCGTGTCAGAAGAGAACGAGGGATGGCACCGGGCCGACGTGATGGCCGCCGTGCGAAAGCGTGGGTCTAATCTGGCCAAGATCGCCAGAGGCGTCGGACTTAGCCGAACCACAATGTATTGGGCGTTTATTCGCCCGCATCCCCGCGCCAACCGTGCGATCGCCGACTTTCTCGGCGTGCCGCTCAACGAGCTTTGGCCGCATTGGTTCGACTCGGATGGCACGCTGATCTCCCGCGAGGCGACCCCTCGCCCGGAGATTAAGCGTATCCCGCAGGGTTCCGGCCCGTCCAGACCTCGACGGCGAGCGGCTTAAGACATGGTTAACCAAGCCAGTCCCCGACGGGTCTTTTCACTCTTCTCCCGTCGCAACTCGCGCGGCGGCGCTCCCGGCCTCCCACAGCCTTCTCCCGCCGCCGCGCTCTTTCCTTCAAATCAAGAGCCAGCTGAATGAGCCAGCGAACCATCGCACTTTCGCAAATCGATACGTCCGACCGGCTGCGGCCCGTCGATGCGCTTGTCGTCGAAGCCTACGCGGCGATCGCCGAGCAGCGCGTCACAGAGGGGATGTCGCCGCTCATCCAACCGATCGTCATTCGCCCGATCGGTGACCAAACCGAGAGCGGTTTCGCAAAATACAAGCTCATCGCCGGCGCCAATCGTTTGGCTGCGCTGCAGGCGATCGGTCGAGAGCAGCTCGTTGTCGGCGACGACGTCGTCGTTCGCGTCGAGGGCGAAGAGGCGGCGCGGGACTCTGAGATTTTCGAGAATCTGGCGAACGCAGGTCTTTCAGCGCTCGACCGCGCGATCTTCCTCAACGAGGCGAAGCAGCGCTTCGATGCAAAACGTGGCGAGACGCGGGGACGCAAGCGAAAAGACATTGAATTTAAAGAGAAAGAAAAAGTCGCAGAGTTTGCGATTATTTCTTCGGAGCGGTTCTCGAAGGCCGCCGCCGACCGCGTCGGCTTGTCCGAGCGGTTGGTTCAAGAATCTGTCCACATCGCCAAGGCTCTCGATCCGCAGGTCATCCCCGAACTGCGCGGGACGATGATCGAAGACAATCAGAATGAGCTGAAGCAGCTGGCCGGGCTCGAAGGCGGGCAGCAGCGCAAGGCAGTCGCCGCGATCAGAAGCGGCGAGGTCAAGACCATCGCTCAGGCGCGCGTCGCTATCGGCGTCGACAAGCCGAAAATGGACGATCCGCAAAAGCGCATCTACGCCGATCTGCTCGACCGCTGGTCAAAGGCCAGCAACAAGACCAAGCGCCAATTCATGGCTGACGCCGGTCTCGTCTACGCCGAGAACGAGAAAGCCTGACGATGCGTGACTGGCTCTCCGCGCAAGACTTGGCGTCGCTCGCGCTCCCCGGCCTGCCGGCCACGGAGCGCGGGTGGCGCGATTACGCCGAGCGCGAGGGCTGGCTTACGCAAAAGGACAAGGTGCGTGCGCGCCAAGGCCGCGGCGGCGGCCTCGAATTCCATATCGATCTCCTGCCGCCGGCGACGCTTGCCGCCTATGTCGCGAAACATGTCGGCGCCGTGGATCTGAAAGGGCCCGAGGCCGCAGCGGCGGCGCGCGATGAGGCGCAGCGCCAGCTGACGCTGCCAGCCGTTGAAGCGCGCGACGCCCGTCTCGCGCTGCTCGCCGCGGCCGATCGGCTGGCGCGCGAGGGCAACATGTCGCGCAATCTCGCCGACCGCGCCTTCGTCGCGCTCTACCATATGGAAAAGATCGAGGTCGCGCCGTGGGTGCGCGAGGCCTGTCCGAGAATCTCGACGCCAACGCTATGGCGCTGGCGTCGACAGAAGGACGTTCACGGAATTTCGCGGCTCGGCGTCGACAAGGGCGCCGCGCGTAGGGGTAAGGGTGCTCTCGAGTCCGGCGAGCAGGGAAAGGTAAGAGCGTTCCTGCTCGCCGCCATCGCAACACAGCCCCATCTGACGAGCGATCATCTCAAAGCGCTGTGCGAAGATCAATTTCCGTCGGTCAAAGGCGTTTCGCTGCGTTCGTTCCAGCGTCTTCGCGCGAAAATCGAACGAGAGGACAAGGTTCTCCTCACCAAGGCGACCAATCCCGACGCCTTCAAGAGCAAATACAGGCTCACAGGATCGAATTCGCATCCGGTCTCCCGGCTCAACGAGCTTTGGCAGATCGACGCCTCGCCGGCGGACGTCATGTGCGTCGACGGCCGCCATTCGGTTTATCTCTGCGTCGACATCTTCTCGCGCCGGCTGATCGTTTACGTCTCGAAGACGCCCCACGCCGAGGCCGTGGCGCTGCTCATCCGTCGAGCAATCCTCGCCTGGGGCGTTCCCGAGCGCGTCCACACCGACAATGGCTCGGATTTCACCGCCAAGAGCACGCAACGGCTGTTCGCGGCGCTTCGCATTGAAGTGGAGCTGTCGCGACCCTTCCAGCCGCAAGAGAAAGGCCATGTCGAGCGCGCGGTTCGCACGTTCCAGCATGATCTTGCGCCGCTGATCGAAGGCTTTATCGGCCACAACGTCGGCGATCGAAAGGTCATAGAAGAGCGCCGCGCCTTCTCTCAGCGCCTCGGTCTCGACGACGCCGGCGCAATGAAGCCGAAATATACCGGCGCAGAGCTGCAGGCGATCTGTGATGATTGGGCTAAAGGCCGCTACGCCCTTCGCCCCCACAGCGGCTTGAATGGCGCGACGCCATTCGAGATGGCCTCTGCGTTCAAAGGCGTCGTCCGGCGCATCGACGATGTACGCGCGCTCGATCTGCTGCTCGCGCCGATCGCCGGGGGCGACGGCACGCGCACCGTCACCAAGAAGGGCGTGCGCATCGATCATTCCTATTATCTCGCGCCAACCGTCATGCCGGAAACGCGCGTTTTTGTGCGCATGGATCCTGAGGACATGGGGCGCGCCTGGCTCTTTTCAGCGGACGGCGCCGAGTTCCTCGGCGAAGCGATTTGCCCCGAACTCGCGGGCATCGATCCAAAGGCCGCTGTCATCGAGGCGCGCGCGCTGCAGAAACGACTGCTCGAAGAAAGCGCAGCGCAGCTTCGGTCGGATATGCGCAAAATCAAGCGGCGCGACATGGCGGACGTGGTCGTCCGCCAGAAGGCGAAGGACGCCGGCAAACTCGTCGAATTCCCCAAGCGCGAAGAGAGCTACACGACGCCGGGGCTTGAGGCAGCCGCAGAAGCGGCGGGGACCGTTCAAGCACCGGCGCTTCCGATCTCCAGTCAACCGATCGATGCGAAAACGGAAGTCGCGCCTGTCCATCAGCTCCCTGAAACGCGCCAGCAACGATTCCGGCGCGCGCGCGAGCTCGAAGCGCGACTCGAGAACAATGAGCGGCTCTCGAACGAAGAGGCTTTGTGGCTCGGCGGCTACCAGGCCGGCGCCGAATATCGCGCGATGAAAGAGATGTTCGAGGAGTTCGGCGAAGCGGCGCTGCGATGAATTTCGCCGATCGCAACAGCGGCGGCGAATGCGTTGAGTTGGGTTCCAAAAAAGCGAAAGGCGCGCCGCTCGCAACGGTCACGCCTTTCATGAGGTCAATAACAGACGAGGACCATAATGTCAGACGCCTTCACCAACGTCAAACCGCCCACTCCGCAGCGAGCGTCGTCGTCGAATTTCGCGGCCCTGAAGAATGTGTCGGGCTTTCGCGAGCTGGTCGCGCGCGTCACGGATCGCGCGCCGAGCCTGCCCAACATCGGCGTGATGCATGGCCGCTCGGGCGACGGCAAGACCTATGCGTCGATTTACGCGCAAAACAAGACGCGCGCGATTCGCGTCGAGGTCGGCGACACCTGGACTCGCAAGACGCTGCTGACGGCGATCCTGCGCGAAGGCGGCGTCGCGCGCCCGCAAGGCTCGATTCCGGAGCTCGCCGAACAGGCGATTGCGATGCTCGCCGAAGAGCCAAAACGTCCACTGTTTATCGACGAGGCCGACAAGGTTGTCGACAAGGGCTACGCGGAACTCATGCGCGAGATCGCGATGAGCAGCAACGTCCCGGTGCTGCTCATCGGAGAAGAGGCGCTGCCGCAGAAGCTCGCAAGGATCGAGCGTCTTCACAACCGCGTGCTCGCCTGGTTCGGAGCGGAGCCCTGCGACCTTGAAGACGCTCGCAAGCTAGCCGACCTGCTACTGCCCGTCGCGATCAGCGACGATCTCCTGGAGGACATTCGCATTCAGGGCGACGGGCGGGCGCGGCGCATCGCGACAAGCCTCGACGGCGTCGCGCAATGGGCGCGCAACGCCGGCGCAAAGCAAGTGACGCGCGCCAATTACACGGGCCCGATCTACACCGGCGAGCCGCCAAAGGCTCGAGCCGCCCGCCTGATCGTCGCGCGCAGCGCCAAGAATGGGAGGGCCGCATGATCGACAAGGAGAAAATCGAGCGGATCAGCGAAAGTCTTTGCGCGCCCTTATTCGACAGTTTCGACTCCCGCCTGGCGGCGGAGCTGGACCGGCAAGAGCCTGTCGATGTCTATTACGCAACGCTTGGCGCCGCCGCGTCGATTATCAAAACGACGCTCGATCGAATCGCGCCCCCAGACATCCTCGCAGAGATGGTCGAAGAAACCCTTCGGATCATGGGCGTGATGCTCCGCGACGAGGAGGCTCGCCATTGACCCGCAAGCCTGTTCACATCGAAGTCGCGATGCCTTCCGGTCCCGCGCATTACTGGCGCGAGATGCTGGCGCGGCCGAAGGGCTTCACTATTCGCGAGATCGCGCTCTGCGCGGATGGCGTCGCCTATACGACTGTCAAGCGATACGTCTGGTTTCTCCGGCGCGAGGGCTATGTCGTGCGCATTGGCCAGAAGCGCGACGGCTACGCGCAGCAGGCTGTCTACGCTCTCAGGAAGCGTCAAACAAAGCCGCCGATCGAGCGCCCGGATCCGCAACGCGCGCCGCTCACCGCCCGCGAGGCGATGTGGAACGCCATGCGCGCGCTCCAGCAGTTCACCGCAAAGGAACTCGCCGTCAGCGCCTCCACGGAGGAGCGCCCCGTCTCGCAACGCTCGGCCAATCTCTACATCCAGAAGCTCGTCGCGGCGGGCGTGCTGCAGGTGCTGGAACGGCCCCAGAAGGCGCTCGGAAAGGCGGGCGACACGCCGCTCGGCGCGACCGCCGGCCGATATCGGCTGCCCAAATCCGCCAACACCGGACCGCTGGCGCCCAAACTCTGCGTCGCCGGCTTCGTTTTCGATCCCAACAAGAACCGCGTCCTCGGCGACGCCGTCGTTTCGGAGCTGAGCGCATGAGCACGGCCGTTAAGGTTAATTCTTTACCATCAAAATTAACCACTGACTTCCTCGCAAGCGCACGCGATGCATGGGGCGACGCGCTGCCAGACTGGGTCGAAGAGCTGGCCAAATTTGCAACGGCGACCTCGGGCGTTGCCGCGGCGAAGCGGATCGGCATGTCCCCTTCGGTCGTCACCAGCGTCTGCAAGGCGCGTTACACGGGCGATCTCGGGGCTGTTGAGGCGCGCGTGCGCGGCGCGCTGATGAACGAAAGCGTCGAATGCCCCGTGCTGGGCGAAATCGGTCGCGATCGCTGCCTTGACGAGCAGAAGAAACGCCACGTCGCGACCAGCGCGGTCCGCACGGCGCTCTTTCACGCCTGCCGCAGCGGCGGTTGTCAGCATTCGCGCCTCAAGGTCGAGGGAGGACACGATGCGTGAGCCTCATCTTTCCGCTGATATCGCGGCCGTCGCCGATATGATGCGTCATTGCGCGCTGCAAGGCCGCGACATGACGCCTGACGGGTGCAGTTTCGTCGCGGGCGCGCTCGATCAGCTCGCCTTCGAGGCGCGCACGCTGGAGGCCGATTACGAGCGCGAGGAAAAGTGGCGCCAGGCCGCCGATGCTCGAATCCAAGCCCTGACGACGCCCGACCATCTGCATGCGGTGCAGATCAATATGGCCATCGTCGAGGGTCGGATCGCCGGCAAGGTCGTCGACCTGCGCACCGTCTTCGAACGCGAGCGGGCGGCGTCGCCAAGAGAGCCGGGAGACGCGGCATGAGCGGGCCGGTCCAAATCGCCGACATCCTGGACGTCGTCTGCAAGCGCTTCGGCGTTCGGCCGGAGGAGATCAAGGGGCCGCGGCGCACAGAGAAGCTGACCACGCCGCGCCAGATCGCCATGTATCTCTCGGCGAGGCTCGCGCAACGCAGCCTGAATCAGATCGGCGCGGCGCTGCTGCGCGATCATTCGACCGTGGTCAGCAGCGTTCGCAAAATCGAAGCCCTGGTCGAAGCAGACGCGGCGCTGCGCGAGACGATCGGAGAGCTGGAGATCGAGGCGCTCGCCCTTTCCAGCCTGCGCACCCAAGGCGTCTTGCCGCAGCGTCAGCCGATCGAAGCTTATCTGCTCGCGGAAAAGATCGTTCGCGCCGGCGATCGCTTCGTCATTCAGACGTCGGTCGCGGAAATACGCGCCTTGGCCGAGGCGCTTCTGGCGCAGCGCGCGATCAGCGAAGACGAGGACGCGGAACCTGCATCCGCGGCGCCGACGGCTCCCGTCATCCTCGACGCGCCACTGCCGCTGCCGCCGACTCTCGCCAAGGTCGTTCATGACTTCCTTGGCGCGGAGGCGGCCTACCGGCGAAGCCCGTTGCTCAATGTGAAGGTTATGCGCGATCGCGCGATCGCGCCGCTGCGCATGCATGCGGGCGAACCCGCCGTTTCCGCGCTGCTTACCGCCTTCGACGTGCTGCTCAAGGCCGAATATTCGCTCGCCGAGCGCGACGCTCAGGAGCGGTTCCAGGTGGCCGTAAAAACCCTTTCAAGACGCTTCTCAGAACTCGTTAAGGAGCCCGCCAATGTCGAAATCGCCCAAGGCTAAAACGCGCGGCGCCAATGTGCCTGTGCCGCAGTCGCGCGAGGAAGCCGCGAGCTTCATTCACGATATCGGCGTGCGGCAGCGCGAGATCGCCCGCATCGAAGCCGATATGAACGATCGCATCGCCCAGGCGAAGAAGGACGCCGAGGCCGTCGCGACTCCCCTGCGCGAGCAGGTGGAGCGTCTCATCGAGGGCCTGCGCAATTGGGCTGAAGCGCATCGCGCCGCGTTGACCGAAAACGGCAAGCGCAAATTCGCCGATCTCGGCACCGGAAAAGTCGAATGGCGACTCGCGCCGCCGCGCGTGACGATTCGCGGAGTCGACGACGTCATCACGCGCATCAAGACGCTCGGCCTCTCGGCCTTTCTGCGCACGAAAGAGGAAATTGACAAGGAGGCGATGCTCCGCGAACCCGAAAAGGCGCGACTCATCGCCGGCGTCTCGATCGGCACGGCCGGCGAGAATTTCTCTGTCGAGCCCTTCGAGGCAGAGATCAAGGGAGCAGCTGAATGAACGCGCCCGCGAAAGGCTCGCCAGTCGAGATCGTGCTCGCCGACAGCGCCGGCGGAGAGGATGTCCTTCGCGGCGTGCTGCTCGGCCGCTTCGACGGCGACCATGTCGAAGTGAAATTCGACGATCTGCCCTTCAAAGCCATCGTCGAGCGGCGTCTCGTGCGCCGCTTCGAGGCGTCCACCGCCGATGTTTCGAGCGGCGGCAAAGCATTCGCCGCCGATGTTTCGAGCGGCGGCAGAATTGGAGAGACGCCATGAAGATCAATTTGCGCAAGGCATGGCTAGCGGCGCGCTTCGTCCTGTGGCTGGCGCTGTTCTTCGTGATCAGCGTTCCCGCGCTCGCCTTCGATGCGCTCGCCTCGTCGTCGCGTCGCGCCGCCGATCGGCTTTGCGATGTCGCCGATTTCGCCGTCGTTCGCGGGCGGAAACTGCGGGAGCAACTGCAATGACCACCGCCGCGCAGACTCGCGCCATCCATTCGCTATTGCGACAGATTCCGCATTTCACCGATGAAGACTACCGCGCGCTGTTAAAGCGGGAGTTCCGCGTCTCCTCTTCGTCGCTTCTTTCCTACGCCCAAGCGGCTAAGCTGATCGAGATCCTGAAGGTGCTTGCGGGCCAGCATCCGGAGGTGAAGCGCGCAAGCGCGTCGTCGCGCCGGCCGAGCGAGACGGTCACCGGCCCCTACGGCGCGAAGCTGCAGGCGCTGTGGATCTCCGCCTGGAATCTCGGCATTGTCGACAACCGAGACGATCGCGCGCTGATCGTCTTCATCGAGCGTCAAACGAAGATCGCGCATCCGCGCTGGCTCACCGAGCATAAGGACGCCAAGAAGGCGATCGAGGCCTTGAAGGACTGGATCGCGCGCGAAGCCAAGGTCGAATGGCCGAGCGACGCGCAGGCGCACAAGCGCGGAATGGACGTGAGCATCGCCTCGAAACAGGCGGTCATCGCGGCGCTGGCGGCGCGCCTCGCGGAGGTCGAACCTTTCAATCTCGACGACTTCGTCAACGGCTACATCATCTCGAACAGGATCTCGGGATTCAGCCTTGGCGCGTTGAGCGAGCGGAATCTCGATGGCGTGATCGCGACGCTCGGCGCGCGGTTGCGCAAGCGCGCCAAAGCCAAGACGGAGGCGGCGTGATGGCCCATAAGCTCCTCAAGGAGGATGGCGCTTACGACCGCGCGGCGATCGTGCGGCGCGCCAATTCCGAGCTGCGCCGCGCCCGTCGTCTCGGCCTCGATTGGGACCGCGCCAAATGCCTCGAATACGTCTGGCGCCAGGCGCGCACGCTGCGCGCGCAGTTCCTCGGGGTCGCGCCGACGCCCGTGAAGCCGCGCAAGTCGCCCAGGCTCAGAGCGCCGACGCGTCATCGCCGAGCACTGCAAAGGATCGCGGCATGATGGCGTCGATCTACGAATGTTCGGAGTGCTGCGGATTCAAAGCGTCCAAGCCACCCATGAAGGAGCGGTGCAACTGGTGCCGTGAGGAAAGCACAGAGTTCGGAGAGTTCTGTTCGAAGTGTAGGAGACAGGATTTTTCATTCGTGTGCCCCGATTGTCAGTCCGATGTCGTCGTTGATCATCCCGATACGGTGCTTCCATGAAACGCGCGCGCGGAAACGACCTTCACGATATCGAGCTCTATCTCCATTGGGAGACTGACGCAGCGCTGCTCGTCTCCGACACCGGGATCGAAGAGCAGGCCGTCTGGCTGCCAAAATCGAAGATCGTGTTCGAGAAGATCGGCGCATCTGCAGCCGGTCCCAACAGAAGCCTCGCGAGCGTGAAGGTCGCCGCGCCCGAATGGCTGTTGGTCAAGAAGGGGCTGTTGTGATGGCCAGCTGGTCCGACCAAGCCCGCGCGACGATCGCGCGCATTCACGCGGCGATGCCCGATGGCGCGACAGCGGCGGATCGCAAGCGCGCCTTGCGGGAGAATTATCCCTTCGCCGCGCGCTCGGGCTACGCCTACAAGGCATGGCTACGCGAGCAGAAAAAATATCTCTTGCGCTACCCCGACGTGTCGAAAATCAAGGACTCGCCGCTGTTTCGCGCGGCGCGCGGGCTGGCCGAAAGGAAGGCGCGCCCGGCGGTGATGAGCTGCCGCGACTCCGGCTGGAACGCGCAGGGACGTTACGCATTGTTTTGCTGCCCGCGCTGCAGGGCCGAGAAGGTCATCCAGATCGAGAGCGACAATGACAAGCTCGTGAAGCCGCTCTGCCCGAAATGCAACGAGGGGCGTCGCTGATGGTCGACGCTCCCCATGAATTCGATTGCGCCGAATGCGGGCGCCACATCGTCGCCTTCGTCCGGCCGAGTGACACGGCGCTCTGCGCCGCCTTTCTGCATCTGCCGGGCTGGTATCGCGACGTTGGATTGCGCAAATGCCTCGATCCCGATCACGACGGCAGGGAAACATGGGAGCGGACCGATGGTCGCCTATAGCTTCCAGAAGCGCTTTGCCGAGCCGATCCTCGATGGCTCGAAACTACAGACGATCCGTCCCGATCGCCGGCGTCATGCGCGTCCGGGCGAGGAGCTGCAGCTCTATGTCGGCATGCGCACGAAACAGTGCCGCCTCGTCGCGCGCAAGACGTGCGCAGCGGTTCTACCGATCGTCCTGAATTTCACTTCCGATCTGACGCCACAAGGCGGCTTCGCCTTCGTCGGCGAAGGCTACCCGTTTCTTGCGCATGGCGGCGCGCAGGAAGCTTCCGTCATCGGGCTTTTAGGACTTGACGGTCTACGCTTCGTCGCCGCGCATTGCGAAACGCTTGCCCGCAACGATGGATTCACGGGATGGCAGGCAATGAAAGCCTTTTGGATAGAGAGGCACGGCGCGCCCGCGCATCCTGATGAGGTTTTTGTCGGCAAGCTCATCGGATGGTGGTCGCTATGACTCTCCCTCCGCAACGCATCGGCGACAAAGGCCAGCGCTACGAGATCCGCTTCCGCAAAGACAGTGACGCGCTGGGAACACAGCGCGTTCTCGGTTGGTCGGCGAAGTGGCGCGGCGCGCGCGAGATGCGCGACGCCTGGTGGGACGCTCCCGACGTCGCCGAGGTCTGGATCGTCGACCGCGAGACGGGACGGAGGCTCTGATGCTCTCCCTCGACGATTGCAACAGGCAAGAGTTGAAGCGCCTAGCGCGCTACTCGACGCCGGCGCAGATCGCCGAGGCGAAGGCGCGCATCGCGCGCGAGGCGGCGAGCCGCGAAAACCAGGAGCGCCTCGCCATGTCGGCCGCCGCAATTGAGGCTGCGCGATCGGTCAGGCGTCATTTTGGGAAATTCGGCGCGGACGAAGCATATCGCCGTCTCTTTGACGAGGCGCTTCTCGCCGCGCGCCGTTCGGAACATGCGCACAAGCGCTGGACGCGGTTTGAAGCCAAGGCGGACAGGCTGGAGCGCATTGCGCGGGTCACCCGAATGAGACAAGGCGAATGACGCTCCATGTCACCGATCACGCCATATTGCGTTTTCTGGAGCGCGTGCACGGGCTCGAACTGGAGAAATTGCGCGCCGAGCTGCGCGCCAAGGCCGAGCGCGCGATGATCGCCGCGCAATCGATCGGCGGCGGCCAATACACGATCCTGGTCGATGGGGTAAAGTTCCGCTGCGTCAACGATCGGATCGTCACTGTCGTCACCGGAGATCCCGAGAGGGACGCGACGTGATCTCCGACAAGGAGCTGCGCAAGCTCGAACTCTTTCCGACGCCGCCCTGGGCGACTCGCGCGCTTTTTGAAAACGTGCTCCCCCGGATTTTCACGACGCTGGGCGCAACGCGCATCCGCTCCTGCTGGGAGCCGGCGGCAGGGCTCGGCCATATGGCCGAGACGATCAGGGAATATTGCGCGCATGTGCTGATGAGCGACGTCGTCGACTATCCGCTCGAAGACGGCTCGCGCATGAGCGACCATGGCCTGCAGCTCATCGACTTTCTTGGCGCGCCGCTCGAAACATCGGCGGCGCAACTTCAGGCGGCGCCGCTCGAAACATCGGCGGCGCAACTTCAGGCGGCGCCGCTCGAAACATCGGCGGCGCATTACGAATGGGTCATCACCAATCCGCCCTTCAAGCAGACCGAGGCCTTCCTTCAATGCGCCTTGAAGGCGGCCTCGAAGGGCGTCGCGCTGCTCCAAAAGCAGACCTGGCTCACCGGCGGCGAACGCTACGCGCAAGTCTATCTCGAGACTGCGCCGGATCTCGTTGCGCAATTCGTGGAGCGGGTGCCGATGTGCCTTGGCGGCTATGATCCGCGGGGCTCGACGGCGACGGATTACGCCTGGTTCATCTGGCTGCAGCCGGAAGCGCTTGAGAGGAAAGCGGGCCGCGATTGGGCGCAGCGTCGCGAGAATGCGTTGAAAGGCTGGCTCCAGCTGCTGCTCATTCCGCCCGGCCGGCGCGACGCCTATCTACGCCAGCGCGACTTCGAGCTCGCCGAGAGCCGGCGCCTGCCCGGCTGGCATCCGGATCCGAAGGTCAGAAAACTGCGCAGGCGCATTCATGCCGAGCGCGATGCGCGTATGCGGGGAGAGCTTTGACGAAAAGCGACCTCTCCTACCTCCCGCCTCTATTGGCGGAGATCGCAGACGTCGCCGGCCTTCCCGCCGCGCTGAAACTCGCCAAGGAGAAGGGCGGCGTCGAATGCTACATCCCTGCGCGCGCGCCGGATGATCACTGGCTCGTGCAATGCGTCGGCCGCGAGGCGGCCGATAAGCTCTGCGCGCATTTCGTCGCGGCGATCGAGAGCGACTCGGGCAAATCCCGGCATGGCGTGAAGATTCTGTTGCCGCTCGGCGATTCCGGAACGGCCGCCGATGCGCGTCGCCGCGCGCGCGAAGCGCTCGACAGCGGCGCGAGTCTCAGTGAAGCTGCACGGCGCTCCGGCCTGCATCAGCGCACCGTGCAAAACATCCGCGCGCGGATGAAGGACAGGCGGCAAGGCTCGCTGTTTTAGGCGAGTGAAAATCCACTCGTTTTCTACTCATTTTTGAGCGCGCAAGCGGCCGACAGAAAATCTTCGGGGCCAATTCGGGACGCGCCCGCGCGTAGCTTGCGCCCATGAAAGCCTATCTCGAAATCATCGGCGCGTTCATCGCCGTCAGTGCGCTTGCGGTCGCGGCCATGTGGATCTCGCCGGCGAAGGCCGATCCGCTGTCGGATTTCCTGGACGCGATCTTTGAGCGGCAGGCCAGCCTGCCACCCTACAACGCCCATTGGCGGCGGATCCATGCACGGCCGCCGCCGGTCGAGAGCCCCGCCGGCGCCGCTCCGGCGCGATCGGTGCTCGCGTCCTACTATGGCGGCGGCGCGCATGAAGGCCTCAACGCCTACACCGCCTGTGGCGCGCGCTTCAATCCCTGGGGTCTGACGGCGGCGCATCGTTCGCTTCGCTGCGGCGCGAAGCTGCTCGTTTCGCGGGGCGCGCGCGCCGTCGTCGTCACCGTCAATGATCGCGGCCCCGCCGCCTGGACCGGGCGCTCCCTCGACGTCTCGCGAGGCGCCGCCATGCGCCTCGCCATGCTTGAGGTCGGCGTCGCGCGCGTCAACGTACAGGTGCTTCAGTGACCTTCTCTATTCGCAATCACGTCCTATTGCGGGATGGCGCGCCGGTCGCGCAGGCGCGCACGCCAAATGTCGGCGGGGCGCTGAGATCGCCCACTCTGCTCGTGATGCATTACACGGCCGGCTTCAGCGGCACTTCCGCTGTGGCGACGCTCACGAGAAAAGAGTCGAAGGCGTCGGCGCATCTCGTGATCGATCGCGACGGGACGGTGACGCAGCTCGCGCCCTTTAACGTCGTGACTTGGCACGCTGGCGTTTCGAAATGGAAGGGACGCAGCGGTTGCAACAGCTTCTCCATCGGCATCGAGCTTGTGAACTGCGGCCCCGTCAAAGTGCGCGCAGACAAGAAGCTCATCGCGGAAGTCTCTCCCTCAAGAGTGATGGATCCGAAGGATTGCGCAGCGGTCCGCCATCCTAACGGAGAGGATACGCCCTTCTGGCAAGTGTATCCCGAGCCACAGATGGAGGTCGCGATCGCCATCGCGCGCGTCCTTTTCGAGACCTATGGGCTCAAGGATATTGCCGGTCATTACGACATCGCGCCGACGCGCAAGCGCGATCCGGGTCCGGCTTTTCCAATGGCGTCATTCAAGGCCGCCGTCTTCGGACGTGGCGACGATGACAACGAGACCGTGCGCATCGCCACCAGGAAAGGCGTCGTCGAGAAGCCGCGCGAAGAGCTGACCGCGAAGGATCTGCTTGCGGCAGGCTCCGAAACGATTGGCGCAGTGGTGACCGCGAAACGCGCTGTCGGCGTCGGTCTCGCCGCCGGCGGGATAACGGCGGGCTCGGTTGCATCGGAGCCGGAGGAAGCGCTGCAGCAGGTGCAAACGACGGCGCAAACCATCACCGACACGGCGCAGGCCGTTTCGACCGCCAAGGACAGCGTGAGCGCGCTCGCCGACGTCGGACACTGGTTTGCGACGCACTGGATCGTCGTTCTTGTCGCGGCGGCCGTCGTCTCGATCGGCGTCGCCTTCTACTACATCTGGCGCGCTGCCCAGGTCATCGAGCAGCGCCGGGTCGAAGACGCGCGCACCGGCGCAAATATCGGGAGGCTTTGATGTGCGGCGGCATTGATCCACGGCCTTTACTGCGTCGAGCGGCCTGGTGGGCGATCGCCCTTCTCGTGACCCTCTATCTCTTCTGGAAATGGTGACATGCCGATCGCAGCCTTTCTCGCTGGAGCAAAGACCGTCGCCGGGAAACTCTTCAGCTTCGCGGAGACGTGGATCGGCGGTTTCATCATCGCCTTCGTCGTCGCCTGGCTCTGGTCGGGCTGGCGCCACGACGCCGCCTGCGATGCGCGTGAAGCCGCAGCAGAGGCCGCCAAGCAGGCGCAAATCAACGCGTGGAAGACAGCGGCCGAAGACATCGCGGAAGACGCCACCGCACGCGTCGAAGAGGACGCCAAAGCGGCGCGCGCGCAAAGCCTTTTCATTTCCGACCTGACAAAGGACATCCCACATGCTTCGAATGGGAAGGTTGATCTCACGGCCGATTTTAGCGATCGGCCTCTGTTTCTTGATCCCGATTACATTGCCGTCGTGCGCGCGTTCGACGCCGCCGGTCACGGCTCCGACCCTTCCGGATCCGCCAAAGAACTTCGGAAAACCGGTGCCATTGCCAAGTCCGACCGCTGCGCAGCTCTGAAGGTCTGGGGCCTTCGAAACCGAGCTGTCGCCTCGGAAGCCAACCGCCGCCTCGTGAGCGACGGGCTCTTCTATAACGACGTTCTGCGCAAATTCAGCGCAGGAAGCCGCCGCCGCGCCGCCCCTTCATCTCTCGAAAAATAGGGGCGCGGCGCCATGCGCGAACTTTTCATCTCCGGTCAGCCGGACATCAATGGCGCGCATGCGCTCATTCGTTTCGGCCTGTTGCTGATCGTCCTCGCGGCGATCGCCTGGAAGCTGAGAGAGCAAAGCCGTGAAACGTGACACGCGCGACGCCATTGGCATGGCGCTCGTCGCCGCGATCGGCCTCTCGCCGGTCTGGATCACACTTCTGGCATTTCTGGTCCAAGGGAGGTTTTGGTGACGTTTGAATGGGGCACGGCGGGCCAATGGGCGGGAACATTCGCGGCGATCGTCATTGCGGTCTGGGGCGCGCTGTCAAGGCGCGATCAGAAGGCTTTCGACGAGCTAAAAACGAGCCTCAATGAGGCCGTTCACGATCTGCGCGAAGACGACGCGCGGCAGTTCGAGCGCATCGACCGACTGGAGGCGGACGTCACCGCCGTGAAGGTCGAGATCAAGCATCTGCCCACCCGGGACGAATTTCACCAGATCGACGTCAAGGTCTCCCGGATCGACGCCAAGATCGACGCGCGCTTCGACGCGATGACGCAGAAGATCGACACCGTCATCCAGCAGAACGAGCGCGCCCAGGATCGCCTCGCCGAGCGCGAAGACCGCGAGCGGGAGTTCCGCAAATGAGCATGGGCGACGTCATTCGCGAACATGCGCGCCTGATCATTCTGCGCGATCTCGCCGAACAGTCGGACGGGCGCTGGAACTCCGAGGCGCTGCGCGAGGATTTGGAGCTGCGCTGGGCGATCAACCGGCCACGCGATTGGGTGCATGAGGAGCTGCGCTGGCTCGAAATGATGGGGGCCGTGACGCTGGTCGAGTCGGCGAGCGTGCTGATCGCCTCCATCACCCAGAAAGGCCTCGACCATGTCGAGCGCCGCATCCGCATCGAAGGCGTGAAGCGCCCGAGCCCCGAGTCATGACATGGCGAAAGGGCGCGGGCGTCTCTCGTCTCTCGATCTCATCCCCGAAGAGGGGCAGGAGGACATTCGCTGGGCCTACGCCGAGCTGAACAAGCGCGCGCGCACGGCCGCGGTGATCCTCGAGGAGCTGAACGGTCGGCTGATCGACAAGGGCCTCGCCGACTACATTATCTCGAAGAGCGCCTTCAACAGGCGTAGCGTCGCGATCGCCCGCGCCGGCGAACGGATCAAGATGAGCCGCGCGATCTTCTCCGGCATCGCCGATCATCTGACGCCTGAGAACATCGATCAGGGCAATATCGCGCTCGGCGAGTTCATCAAGGCGTTGATCGCCGAGCTCGTGTCAGAAGCCGAAGGCGATTTGACGCCGAAACAGGTCATGGAGCTCGCCCGCGGCTTCGGCGCCGTCGTGCTGGCGCAGAAGGTCTCACATGACCGCAAGTCGAAGGGCGAAAAGGATCTGGCGACAAAGGCCGAAAAGACCGCCGACGCCGTCGCTAAGGTCGCGCGCGAGGCTGGTCTGTCGGCTGACCAGGTCGCGAAAATACGTCGGGACGTGCTGGGCGTGCGCAAATGAGCGACGGAACGGGCATGGCGCCCATTCTCCCTCGCGATCCGGCGAGCCTTCCGGACGAGCTCCCGCGCGGCGCCGAAATTCCGGAGGATCATGACCCGCTCGCCGCCGGCGTGCTGATGGCGCATCAGCTCGACTGGATCGAGGACGAAAGCGATCTGAAACTCGGTGAAAAGGGACGTCGCACCGGCGTCACTTACGCCGAGGCGCTCGACGACACGCTGATCGCCGCCAAAAAGAAGAGCGAGGGCGGGCAGAACGTCTTCTACATCGGCGACACGAAGGACAAAGGTCGCGAGTTCATCGGCTATGTGGCGCATTTTGCCAAGATCGTCGCCGGCGAGCTCGCGCAGATCGAAGAATTCATGTTCGAGGACGAACGCGAGGACGGCTCCTCTAAATTCATCTCGGCCTACCGCGTGCGCTTTTCGAGTGGCTCTCGGGTTGAGGCGTTGTCGTCTCGGCCGGAGAACATTCGCGGTCTGCAGGGCGTCGTCGTCATCGACGAGGCGGCTTTCCATAAAGATGTGCGCGGCGTGCTGGACGCTGTCAACGCGCTCCTGATCTGGGGAGGCAAGATCAGAGTCATCAGCACCCATAACGGCGTGCTCAACCCCTTCAACGAGCTGATCCGCGAGGCCAAGGCGGGGAAGAACCCCTTCAAGGTCCATTTCATCCCATTCAAAAAGGCCGTCGAGAACGGTCTCTATAGGCGCGTTTGCCTGATCACCGGCAAGAAATGGTCGGTCGAAGCGGAAGGCGAATGGGAAGCGAAGATCCGCGCGTCCTACGGTCCGCGCACAAGCGCCATGGAGCAGGAGCTTGATGCGATTCCCTCCGAAGCCGAGGGCGCGGCGCTGACGCGTGTGCAGATCGAAGCCTGCATGACGACCGGAATTCCGATCGTGCGGTGGACGCTGCCCGACGCCTTCAAGAATTATCCCGAGCATGTCCGAAAGGCCGAGTGCAAGGCGTTCTGTGAGCGTGAGCTGAAACCAATTCTCGATCAGCTCGATCCGCGTCGACCGCATTATCTCGGCCAGGACTTCGCGCGAAGCGGCGACGTCTCTGGCGTTCTCGTCGCCGAAACCGACGCCATGCTGACCCGCAACACAAAATTCGTCCTGGAAATGCGGAATGTCCCGTTCGATCAGCAGCGCGACGTGTTGTTCTACATCGGCGACGCCCTGCCGCGCTTCTCCGGCGCGGCGCTCGACGCGACTGGCAACGGCGCATACCTCGCCGAAAAGGCCGTGCAGCGCTGGGGCGAGCGCGCCTTGGAAGTGAAGTTCACGGTCGAGTGGTATCGCATCAATTCGACACCCTATGTCGAAGCGTTTTCCGATCGAACGATCGTGCTGCCGCGGGACGAAGACGTGCTCCGCGACCATCAGGCGCTCGCCTATGTCAAAGGTGTGATCAAAGTGCCCGACGACATGCGTTACAAGGGCATGGATGGCTTTGATCGCCATGGCGATACGGCGATCGCCGGGCTGCTGATGTGGCACGCATCCCAACTTGGCGCCGTCGAATATGACTATACGCCTGCGCCTCCGAGCGATCGCGACGACGATCCGAGCGGATGGCTATTTCCGGAACGCGCGAGCGAGGGACGATCGATATGGTAGAGACCCGCCGCTCGTCCATTCTCGGTCCCGACGGCCAGCCGATTCAGGTTCCGCTGCTCAAAGGCGAGACGGCGGCGCCGGAGCGTTATGGCGCGCGCGCCCTCGTCTATTATTCGGAAGCCTCGGGGCTGACGCCCGCGCGACTTGGCGAGATCATGAAGAGCGCAAATATGGGGCTTGCCAAGCCCTATCTGACGCTCGCGATCGACATGGAGGAGCGCTACCTCCATTACGCGTCGCAGCTGCAGACGCGCCGGCTCGCGCTCGATGGCGTGACGATCTCCGTTTCCGCTCCCAAGGGCGTCAACGCTAAAGCGGTCGATTTCGTCGAAAGCCTGATCGCCGATCCGATGTTCCCCGACATGGTCGCTTCGCTCCAGGACGGCGTCGGCAAGGGCTATTCAGTCGTCGAGCCGATCTGGGAATATGAGGCCAAGGCGCTGCGGCCGGTCGTCTATCAGCATCGCGACCCGCGCTATTTCCGCTACGACGAGATCGGCTTGCGGGATCTCTGCCTGCTCGAGGATTCAGGACTGCCGGGCCCGAAGATCGAGGCGCCCTATTTCATCAAGCATGAGCCCTATCTTCGCGCGGGCCCGCCAGTTCGGCGCGGCGTCGCGCGCTCGGCCGCCTGGGCTTTCGTGATGCAGACGTTCGCCCTGCAGGATTGGGCGGCCTTCTGCGAGATCTACGGCATCCCCTTCCGCATCGGCAAATATCATTCGAGCGCGAGCAACGAGGATAAGGCGACGCTACTGCGCGCCGTTCGCGCGATCGCCAATGACGCCGCCGCCATCATTCCGCAAGGAATGGAGATCGACTTTCAGGAAACCAACGGCAACCGCGGCGAGGCCGTCTTCGGCAATTTCATCAGCTATCTCGACGGGAAAGTCTCGCTGATCATTCTCGGTCAGACGATGACCGCCGAAGTTTCCAAGAGCGGCGGCTCGCTCGCGCAGGCGAAGGTGCAGGAAAATGTCCGCATGGAC